CTTCGATATCACTCATTTGTTTGCCTTCACTAGGGCCGACATAAGAAACTCAGCATCAATTAGAGCTAAGGGTTTTTTCCTATCGGCTTTTAAAATTACGAGAGGTTCCATATGTGCTGGGGCATTATCAACGGCCTGTTGATAGTAACTATAAACAGCAATCGATTTACGCGCCTTGCACTCAATACTTACGGGCAGCTTCTTACGGGCAGCGGGGCTTAGTTGAACATCTTCTCCAGATGCTCCCATGCTTGTACTTTTCACATCATCTTCTTCAAGCGTGTGAATAAGCTCTAGGATAACATTCCTAGTCCACTGCTGTAGTTTTCTACCCTTTGCCTTACTGGATTGCGTCTTCATTCGGATACTCGATGTACCATTTGTACGGCGGGGGGGTTGCGCGACTTGACGGACTTGGGAGGTATTTAACCTTGGGCCAACACGTTTTTTTGAACTTACAGAGGCGGCATGAATTTGAGAGGACTTTGCCCCCTGTAAGTTTTTTGTTGAAGGTTTCCTCTTCCGGTTCGAAGCATCTTCGAAAGGGGCGGTTGTTAACGATTAAGTCAACAACATGCTCCCTATTTGATCGGATGAACTGCTCCTGATCTGGTGTTGGAGTGGCATCAACCACAGTAATCTCGCCGCTAGACTTATTAACGACAATCCATCCGCCAGCTTCTTTATTTTGGGCATCTGCATAGCCGTAAAGTTGACCTACATAACCAAAATCGTCACCCCTATAGACGCCTTGAAACCCATCTTGCCACTTGTATTTGTATGCCCAATCGGATGCAGACTTAATGTCATAGACTTTTCCGTCTATGTCTATGTCACTACTTCCTTTGATGTGTGTACCCGAAACGTCTAGGGAAACCTCGTCGCCATCAGAGCTTACGTTTGCCGTAGATTTTTCTAACAGCATTCGCACAAGAATTTCGACACAATCACCGATCATCATTCTCAACCAGTGATTGTAATCATTTCTACCACCTTCTGCCCCAGATTTTTCTTGCTGTAGGACACACGAAGGTCTTCCAATGTTACTCATACGCAGACGAAATTCATCATCCCTACGAGTTGTTTGTTTAAGTAAGGCCTCTTCAAATTGCCGTATAGCTTTTGATATATCTTCCTCAGTGAACTCAATGGTTTGCTCATTGGAAAGATCGTCTAAGACAACACGAAGCTGGCTCTCTAGAGTAGAAAGCATAATTCACCATATTTTTGGAAAGGGGCCGAAGCCCCTGATTAGAAATCAGTATCTAGATCGTCGCCAGATACGGCATCATAGATTTCTCCGATAGAAGCTTCTTGCATTTTAGCCTCGTTGTGTCGTCGCATGATGCTGTTGTTTTCCTGCGTAGCCATATCTATAAATAGCTTTGTTGTTTCAGCTACAGGCATTGTGAAAGCTGCTGGACTAGAGAAATCTGGCTTGAATGTAGTGTAGTAATAATTACCTCTACGCTCAGTGTTAACTGTGCAATGGAAATCTACATACCTCTTTCCAAAGGGAAGGCTTTCTATAACCTTCTCAAAGTCATTATAACCCAGCCCCTTCATGTAATGCTGAAAAGGTACATTGTTTACTTCGACCTCAGTACCATCCGCTGTTTTACCTTTGTAGGAAATGATACCGCGAATAATACGAACAGTTTTAACCCTAGACGCCCACATTTTTTGATCTTGCTCTGGCAATTGATTAAGCGCTTTACGAGTGGGCTTTCCACATCTAAGTCCTCCCTTCATATCCAAGGGTTCACCTTTGCGGAGGTCTGGCTGTAGCAGTGACTTGTTAAGCACCTTTCCTGTTTCGTCTTGCTCCCTAAATTGGAAGTACTGAGCTAGCACATGGATCGTCGCTTTATCCGTCCAAACTGGATCTTCTTGGTTAGAGAGACTGAATAAGCCACGTTTTATCTCCCTATCCTGTTTATCTACACCTGTATGACAGATCTTAATAAAGTCCACCTTAATAGGTTCTTCGTCTTGTGTTCCAATTAACACTGACAAAAGATCGTTTTTTTCTGCCTCAGAAATTACTGCAAGTTCATTCATTATTTCTGCTCCATTAGTTAGACTTTAATTCTAACATTTAAAGTTACCTTAAGTCAAACCATTTCAGTCATTTCCATCCAACTTTTTCCACCCTCAATTTCTATATCTAGGGGAAGCTGGGCTTCGTAATTGAAGCGGGTTTTTAGCTCGTTTTTAACGCCCTCCATTGCCCATGTAAGACCGTCCTTAACTGCGTCTATTTCATCTGGGTGGCAATCTACGACTACACTATCATGCACAGTTATGATCAGCTTTGACCGTAGGTTTCGCATTCGAAAGAACTGAAGTGCGCGTATACATGCAAGAGGAACACAATCGGCTGTTGCAAAGCTTTGCACGGGATAATTCACTATATTAGTCGCATTCGTCACACGTCCATTTGGAAGCCGTTCTGTATTGGGAAAGCGAAACTCCCTACCGCTAGGCGTTTGTACTATCCCCGTTTCTAGTACCCCATTCATAAGCTTCTGGTGCCAGTGTTTTAGTCCAGAGTAAATTTCAAAGTACTCTTGAAAATATCTCCGTATGTGCTCTGGTTCAGACATACCCAATCCGCCATAAAGGGGAGCAAAAGTATATGATTTCGCAGCCTGTCTCATACTTTTGGTTACATCTTTAACATCACAGCGATTAATTATGCTGGCAGTTTGCTTGTGGACGTCTTTGCCTGATAAAATATCGCTAATGATTTGCGGATCTCTGCTCAATTCTCCAGCGACCCGGAATTCTAATCCGACAAAATCTGCCTCAACTATGAGGCCGTTTTCAAATCTGCTTACAACACACTTTCTAACGGGAAATTTGTTAGATTTAGGCTGGTTCTGAAAATTTGGGTTAGATGAACTTAGTCTACCTGTTCTAGCCCTTGTTTGATTGAAGTTTGCATGTAAAAGGCCATCTTCTCGCGTCCAAGTCTCAATACCTGTGATGAATGAGTCTATATAAGTATTGACTGCGTTCAGACGCATCATTTTCTCTATAAACTCTATCGCTAGCGTATTACCCTTATCGGTGGCTTGCTTAAGAAGAAGCTTACATGTCCCTTTATCGGTCTTAAAACCGTGAATAGACGCATATGAAGAGTTTTTAGGAGACAATCTAAGCCCAGCGGTTTCATCTGTGTCTCTATAAATAGCACCAGTTGCTGAGCAATTATGGCACTTAGACCTATTTTTATAGGGAGCGCCCTTTACTGTGTATTTCTGAATAGTCCCATAGCCATTACATAATGGACACTGGATAGCGATCGTCTTCTTTATGACCTTGCATGTTGCCCTAACTGCCCCTGCAAACCGCTCTGCATTCATTCTAGGGGGATGAAGGGATCTACCTGTAACCGGATCAACACCGATATTAAACATCCGCTTATGTAGCTCTTTGTCAGTCACCACTCTGGAGTAGAATATCTTTGTCTGATCTATGCCGCTGTTAAGATTAAATGGTGTATCGCCCAAAACTTGTCTAGCGATCTCTGTAAGCCTTTTTATCAGCTCCTCACGCTCCTTGATGTATTGAGACTTCACCTCTAGAAGCGCAGTAGTATTAATCTTAATGCCGTTTCTCTCGATCTCTACAAGAAACTCCAGCATTTCATTCATAAGAACAAAGACAGGGATCAGTGTTTTGCTCTCTGCCAGCTCTTCCATTTGAGCTAGGAAAATCTCCGCGCAAGAAATCACATCAGCTGTGGCATATTCATCGACGGTGGGGAGCGGCATTGCTTCGAAGCCGATTCCGTCTTTAAACATATCATCAACTAAATCAGATTTCTTGCGCGTAACGCCTCGACGTTCAGCCGTATCTTTAAGCGAGATCTTTGACCTAACCCCTCTCGCAAAGATAAACTCTCCTATCATGGTGCAGAAGATTGGGGAAAACCATGAAAAACCCATCTCCTGCAACCAGATCGCGTCGAACTTGGCGTTATGTGCAACAATCAGATCCGCCTGACCTAGATCCATCTGAAACACGTCCCTTCCATCAGGCTGGGGCTTATCGTTATGGTTCCATACAAGTCTTTGTACTTCACCAATTACTCCATTTTTGATTAAACACCACCATACACCAACACACCTATTGTCCTTGTTAAATGGCGTATTATCGGTTTTACCATTCAGATCTTTAACTGTGGTTTCAAAGTCCCACACAAGAATGGTCAAGTCTTCTATTTTAGATTCGGTTAGGATTTTGGTAAGGTTCATTTCTTGAACAGCTCCAGCATCATCTTTTGTAATTCTATGCAGTCTTTAAAGATCTTGAGTTGCTGCCTAAGAATAGTCTTATCATTAAGTGCGTCTTCATAGGCCTTTTGTTGCTGTTTTAACTGCTCATAAAATTCCTCTAGATCAGTCTCATTAATCATATCGTGTACCTACTTATATCGGGGTTAATTGAGACGATCTTTGTTCCATGCCATCCAGAAATTTTGTTCTTCGATACGGTGAGATAGCGTAGATTATCGTCTTCCTGTAAATCTGCTTTGCCGATGCCTATAATAAGATCGGCTTCTGCTGCCTTACCAATCTTGGACCCTTCCATCATAGTATAGCTTAGGCGCGTACAGCCTTCCGCCTCAGCAGACGCTTGACTTATCCCTATGATTGCGCATTTGCATTTCTTAGCAGCCTCTCGCAAACGTCTGTACAGTTCTCTCAGACGCTCATGGCTTGCGTTGAAATTGCCAGATATGCTGATCTTATCTGCCTGATCAATAAGGACCACATCAGCTTTCTGGCGCTGTATATACCTTTCAATCTTGTCCAAATCCCAATCTTGGGTATCTCTGAATGTAATGGAATTCCTACAACGTGCGTACATTATCGCCTTAGCTTTCTCAGTGTCGGCTAAGATCTCGTCTTTAGTCATTCCTGTGGCTGCTGAATAGGCGCGTACAACAGTTCTTCTGGTGCTCTCCTCATTACCAAGAATAGCAACACGAAACCCTTGATCTACAAATCCACCGGGGGCTAGAGAAAGAGACACCACAAACGCAGTCTTGCCTGTCTCTGGGGTGGCAAATACGATACCAAACTCTTCCCTCTGAATGCCATATACACATTCGGCTAGAGTAGGTATATTGAACTTGGCTCTATTCGAATTATCCATATCTGACTTCAGATCATCGATATCTAAAGTCGTATCATCTCCAAATTCATCTTCTGCAAAGCCATCAGAATACCGTGCAAGTAGATCTTGCACTTTTTGAAAGGCATCTATGTTACCTTCTTGGATCTCTAGCGCTGCTGTGGCTAATCTTTTGCCAAAATCTCGCTGCCATAGCTTTTCGATAATATCTGATGAAACTAGAGGGCTATATTCCTCCTCTAGATCAATTATTCTAATCACATCTTCTATGTCTGATTTTTCAGCCCGTGTTGAAACAGGATTTTCTATTTCCCAGATCTTCAACAATTCTTTTGATGTAAGGTTATGCTCGTAACGCTCATGTGCTTTCTGTATAACGCTGAACAGTGACCTGATCTCATCTGCGAATAATCTTCTAGATAGTTTACCTTTATTTGCCTCGTAGAACTCGTTGTTCAGTAGAGACTTTAGTATTGCCGTATCTAACATGCTCACTCAACTATTTATGGTTAGGTAAATTACTGTTACCTTAGTGTGAGCAAAAAATAAACCCCCAAATTTTCACTTGGGGGTATTTTTTGTTAGCTTGTGCGTATTTTTAGCTTCTTAAGATCGGGCCTTCCTTCTCCTCGTCGCTCCTTAATATCGCACTGGTAATACGTAACACGATTGTTACCCCGTACTAAATTTTCCATAGCTTCTTTTAAGCGCTTCTGTTCTTCTGCTGCGTCTTCGTATCCGTTCGGTAGATCGTAATCTACCAAGATTAATCCTCTTACTTTCATTTATATATTCCTT